TTAACATAACACATATAATGCGCACTGTAATGGTGATTCCTGTGGACTTGCAATCACTAAGGCTAATCCAGTGCAAGCCATTGAGATTCCTGACAATCCAAGCCCATTAAACTTTTTTGCAATTCCTTCCCAGACTGCTTTTATCTGCGGATTATCATTGCGATCAGCGTGACAACCCAACAATGCAATCTCAGGGTCTAAACCTGATTGCTCTGCAAGAAAAATTGCTTGTGTATCAGTCATATAACGCTTTCCTTTGCGGAAATCACTGATTCTCTGCGGCGGCACATTCATATCCGCTGCAATTTGTTTGTCTTGTACGTAACTTTGAGCCTTTTTGTAGGCATCTAATAGTTTGTTCTGATACATACCGCTTCCTCCGTTTCCGTCAGTTTAGCTTATCAATCACCATTTTTGGTGTCTTGTGCTAACCAATTTTGGTGATTACGCTACTAACCAAACTTGGTTATTCAATCAGTATCAGACCGCCTTAGCTATGGGCGTTTGCCCTTGACGCTTTCGCGCTTGGCTTTGGTGGTCGCTCTCTCAACTAGTCAAGGTGGTTGATTATGGAACGCGACAAAACATTTGAACTGTTATGTATGTTAGCTGGGCTACTAGCTATCGCGTTTGTTTTCTATGGTCGCGCGAATTTCGATGCTCCTGCGAGTACTTACGCTCAAGTTCGTATCTGGATTGAAAAAGAGCCATCCGCTATTCCAATGCTTAATGGGTTCATGTCTGACGGCAAGCTTACACAAAACGAAGTTGATGAACTTCGTGTTTACGTTGAAGACGCACCAAAACGCGCTCTTATTTCAAAAACGGTTGAGGCTCAATAATGCGTGAACTTGTTATTGATTTGGCATCAGGCAAACAAGAATGGATTGATTTTGTTCCTGTCCATTCTTGGGCTTCATGCGAGCACATTCCTGACAACTTATTCGACCATCGTTTTGAGTACGTCGACCACAGGTTCACAATGCCTGAGGATTTCATTCCGTCGGCTGTGAAATCGGCAATGAGTACGTCAATCTACTCACACGACCTGTCAGATTTTATTGAGCGCCCTACTTCTAACCCTTGTTTGGACTTGCCGAAATCATTACACCGTAACGGCGACTTCGCTCGACACATGACGCGCGCTTACACCGACATTCTAAAAACACGCAACGCTCTGGAAGCCGTTCGCGCAGTTAACGACGCTCACGACCGCTTGACTGAGCACGGCTACAGCTACGCGATGTCAGATGAGCAAATTACCAATCTAGCCAAGCGCAAATCACGCGACTTTTCTCGTGTGTTAAGTGCAATTCCGCTTGAAGAATCACAAGCACGTTTTGATAAAGCGTGTCAGCTTCTCGATTCATTAGGCTTGGCATTCTCACCTGAGCAAATTCAATACGCAGAAAACAACTGTGAGCTTTTCGCATTGGTGAACCGTGCACTTGATGAGCATTGGCTTGTTCGTCAACTGCGTCGTAAATGTGCTTACGAGGTTGAATGTGTTGCGCGTGATTTAGCGCTTGTTCAACGCCGTAAGCAAGTTTACTGCTCGGATTTTTCTCTAAGCCGTCAACGTGATCGCAATACGTCTAACCGTATCGCGCTAGAAAACACGATTGCTTACGATGAGGCTGACCCATCTAACTACTTCACACTCAGTGAGCTATCCGCTAAGTCGGTTTCTAACGCTGAGATTCGCCGCGCTGAAATGTTCGTTCGTCTGCGTGGCTTTGAGGAAATCGCTCAAGAATCGAGTCACGATGCGGTGTTCTTCACGGTAACAGCGCCGTCTCGTTTTCACTCTGTTTCTAAGGGTGACATCAACCCTAAATGGCTTGAGGCTGGCAAGCCTGATGCGAAAGCGGCTCACGCTTACCTCATGGGCGTTTGGGCGAATCTTCGTAAGTCGATTGATAAGAGCAAAATCAAGGTTTACGGGATGCGTATTGTCGAGCCTCACCAAGACGGCACGCCGCATCACCACTTGTTGCTGTTCATGGAAAAATCCGCACGCAAATTTGTGACGTCTGAGTTTCGTCGTCTCGCTATGGCTGACTCGCCAAACGAAAAAGGCGCAAAGAAAGCCCGTTTCAAAGCGGAAGTTATCGACTGGTCGCAAGGTTCAGCCGTTGGCTATGTCGCTAAGTACCTGAGTAAAAACATCGACGGTCAGCACATTGATTCTGACAAAGGTTCGTCTTTGTCTGGCTCGGATGCGGCGGAACGTGTCGTGACTTGGGCGCGTGTGAATCAAATTCGTCAATTTCAATTTATTGGTGGTCCATCTGTCACGGTATGGCGTGAGCTTCGTCGTCTTCGTGATGAATTCAAAGAGGACGATGCTTTGTTTACAGATTTATCTCAAGACGAACACTTTCTATTAGAAAAGGTTCGCCGCTCTGCTGATGAGGGCGACTGGAAAGCGTTTTGTTACGCAATGGGCGGTGTGTTCGTTAAGCGCAAAGACCAACCAGTAAAAGCGGAATACTCCGTTTCAACCTCTATCGAAAAACTGATTGCTTCGGGCGGTGAATATTCATCGACTCGCTACGGTGATATGGCTCAAGCGCGTTTGAATGGCTTGATGTTCCATAAGATTTTTATCGCGACTCGCTTCCGTACTTGGAAGACCGAGAACAAGCAACAATTCATCCGTGCTCAACAAGGCATCATGTCCAACGTGGTCGATTACTTCGACGCGCTAGAACGTGAAAAAGAATACGAGCGTATGTATGACGACCTTTACGAGCAATACGAAAAACACCTAGCGCTCTATGACGAAATGGAAGCGCTGTTGCTCACCGACCCTCAGGAAATTAATGCGTCGTGTTGGGTGGGCGCAGCCCCGCCCGACATGATGCATTAATTTCCCTTGGACTTGTGTCAATAACTGTCATTTCAATTTTCAACTAACCAACAACGTAAAAATAAGGGCAAAACACTATGAGAATGGAAGGTTTAATTCTAGATGTTTCGGACATCGTTCAAGAAACCAAAACAGACCGTAACGGCGAACAAAAGCAAAACGGCAAGCTGCGTCTCATCACGACCAACCCGACAGACACTATTGAAGTGCGTGTCTCTCCTGAGCTTTGGGAAAACGGCAAGGCTGGCGAACTGCTCAAGCGCTGCGTGGGTAATCGCATGATGTTTGATGTGGAACACAAGAAATTCAGCTTTGGTAACGATGAGGGTAAACACGTCTCTATCGACGGTTTCCACCTCTACGCCCTACCTCAACTTAACGAAAAGTAAGGGTTAAATCATGACCGAGACGCAATTTACAGAGCTAATGGCTCGACTCGATAACTTCCAGTTGATGGTGTTCTTAGGCATTTGTTTCTTGTTAGTTGCGCTCGGTTGGATGGTGGGAGGACAAAGATAAATGCTGTCAACAGAGTTCATGCTCGGCTGTTTCGCGACAGCCTTTATCCTTGGCTTCTCGATTGGTTTCCACATTCTGGGATTCAAGAAAGCGGCTGAGGTTTCAACTTCTTCATAAACCATAACATAGGAAATAAGACTATGGAAAAGCAAAGCAAAGTACGCGCAGCAATGGCTAAGGCTGGCGCAGTAGTAACAGTAAAACGTGCAACATTTGGTGGTGCACTTCTTATGGCGGCATCTGGTGCACATGCAGCATTGCCGGAACAGGCAGCGCAAGCCTTTACTAGTTTAGGGACTTTCGTTACCGACATGCTCACCTCAACTTGGGGTATCGCTGTTCCACTAACGGTTGGTTTCATCGGCATCAAGCTATTCAAGAAAGGTGCAAACAAAGCAACGTAATTCTAACGATTGCTTTATACACCCATTGGTCAACGCCTCCGAATGGGGGCGTTATTTTTCACGAGGAAGATTTACAAATGAACATTAAACAAAGCATAACGTCACTGATTATTTTACTGGGTGTTTTGTTTAGTGCTTTTAGTGTAAGTGCCGCTCAACCAACGTATAAGGTTTCAGACGTTTCAGCTTATCCCGATTGTAAGTTGCTGTTGGGTATGAGAGTTAACCCTGCCTCTTATGTCTCTTGTTATGAAAACAAGTTTGTTAACTACAAGGATTTTTCTACTAAGTCCTGCTATTTGAGGCATGGTAAATACGTTGTAGATATCATGTGTCACACAACCAGTGCTTCTTGGCCTCTTTATCGTGCAGCTGGATTCTTGCAAAATTCGGCTCAATGTCCGCCTGACCATGAAAAGATAGAAGACGGGTACGTCGTATCTTGCGAACCCATCGTTCCTGCATGTGAGTTTGGCGAAAACCCTGACGGTACATGTATGGATGCCTGTCAGTTCAAACAGTCCATTAATGACACTCAATCACTTCATTGGTCGGCTTACGTTTACGGTGAACAAGTAACAGGGGCGTGTTTTGGCGATTTTGGTGCAACACGTTGTGAGGTCGAGCGTATCCCTAATGACAGTACGCTTTGTACTGATGTCGATTCGGGCGAATTTACCCAAAACACGCGATGTCACGGTAAGTTTCAATTCACAGGTAAGCAGTGTGATGGTGGTACGCTGTTTTGGGGTAAAGATGGCCCTGACACCCCTATTATTCCCGATGATCCAATTCACGACCCTGACGACCCAACGGGCGACATCGAAGACCCTAGCGTACTTCCTGACGACTCGACCAATACGGTTAATCCACCGAACACGGGGGATGTGCCAGATGTCGAAGACCCTGACACAGATGAATCAACCGATAAGGGCGTAGTCAACGCGATTAAAGGGCTCAACTCAGATGTGAATAAGGCGCTTCACGCGCTAAACGTCGACCTCAATCAATCGAGCGCTGATATTCAAAACCAAATCATTGCGCTCAATGCGTCGATGGTGACTAACACCCAAGCGATTCAAAAGCAGCAAATCAACGACAACAAGATTTACGAAAACACTAAGGCGCTGATTCAGCAAGCTAACGGTGACATCACAACGGCGGTCAATCGAAACACCAACTCTGTTGGTGAGGTAGTTAAGGGGCTCGATGATTTGCAAACGACTAACGCTGATGGATTTGCAGAGCTATCGGATAAACTCGACGACCTCAAGCCTTGTAAGCCTACCGAGGAAAACAACTATTGTGAAAACCCTCATGGTTTAGGTTCGGATTATGTCGATGACGTGCTGACTCAAGCGGATAAAGCCGTGTCCGGTGCGATGAATTCCTATGAAAAGACCGTGACCGATGCGGCTAACGATTTGATTGAGAAGAATCTGACGGCGGAGTCTGAGGGGCATATTAATGCTATATCGGATTCGTTTTTGAGTGTGTTACCTAAGCCTACGCCCTGCATGAATCTATCCTTGCCTACGCTTGGCGGTGGTCGCGCTTCTATCTCTTGTGAGTTTTCGCAGAAACTCAAAATGATCATCTCAATTCTGATTTACATCTACACAATTAAGACGCTTGTTGAAATCCTGCTGACTGAGGTCACGCCTGTACCAAGTAACAAGCCAGGTTCGGGGAGATATTACTAATGATTCAGCTATTACCAATTGTCAGCACCATTGGGACGGCGTTGCGCCTCCCTGCTCTGGTTGCCTTTATCTCTCAGATAGCGACCACTTTATTTGGTTGGTTCTTCATTGCGAAAGCACGAAACGTCACGATTAACTTGGTCATTTTAACGCTGCTAATCGGTTTGACCGTCACCCTCACCTTGGCGATTTACACCCTTGCAATGGGTCTGTCTTATGTTGCACCTCCAATGTGGTCACAAGCGGCGGGTATGTTCATCCCTAATAACGCCGTGCCTTGTGTGAGTGCGATTTACTCTGCGCGTCTGCTGCGTTGGGTGTGGGAATGGAAGTTTTACGCGATTGTGAGGGCGGCGTAATGGCATCGGTCTACTTTGTCACGGGTAAGCTCGGCTCAGGTAAAACACTAACGGCAGTCGGTAAGATTCGTGAGGCGTTTATGCGTGGTGTGCCTGTGGCGACAAACCTCAATATCAACTTGAAAGAAATGCTTGGCCGCAACAAGCGCAACACTCGCCTTTACCGTCTGCCGGACAAGCCTCAGGTAGAAGATTTGATGGTGATTGGCTCGGCAAACAAAAGCTATGACACCAAAAAAGACGGTTTGATTGTACTTGATGAGTGCGGAACGTGGTTTAACTCGCGCACGTGGAACGACAAGAATCGACAAAAGTTAATTGATCACCTTTTGCATATTCGAAAGCTTGGATGGGATGTGATTTTCATCGTTCAAGACATTTCGATTGTTGATAAGCAAGCGCGTCTCGCACTGGCAGAACACACCGTGTTTTGTCGTCGTTTAGACCGCCTTCAAGTGCCTATCATCTCGACTGCAGTATCCGTTCTGACACTCGGTCAACTCAAGTTGAAAATGCCTAAGCTGCACGTTGGCATTGTGAAGTATGGTGACAATGCGAACTCGCTCACCGTTGAGAAATGGATGCTTTGGGGCACGGACTTATACAGCTCTTACGACACTAAGCAGATGTTTAGAAACAACTATGAGGACGGCGTTTATTCAGTATTGCCGCCCTACTATACCCACGGACGTTACACTGTCCCGTATACGTTGAGAAATATCATGCGCATTACGAAAATCTATCTCCGTAAATACTCTCGATTCAGTGTATTTGCGGCAGGTGTCGCCGTCTCGTTTGCGGTGTTCACCTTAGTTGGCACGCCGAACATGTCGACGGAACCCGAAACGACTCGAACGGCGGTGCCTCGCGAGTCATTGAGTGACTTGCTCGACGGCTATCGAATCGAATCTTCAATGAATCCCCCAAACGTTGCCCCGTCTTTTGTGCTGGTTAAGGACGATGTGCGTCTATCGTCGTCGCAACTATACGCAAAGGGCTTTACGGCTCAATCTAACGGCTCTTGCTCCATTACGGTTAGCGGCAACGGTCAATCATTCAAAGTCATGTGCTAG